CGAGGCCGACCAGCAGCAGGCAGGCCAGCGCGATCGAGATCACACGGGTCGAGATCACGACAGCACCCTCTTCGCCCGCTCCCACAGCGCCAGGCGCTCCGCCTGGCCATTCAGGCCACCGTTGATGCGCCGAGTGATGGCGGCGAACTCGCCCCGGTCGGCCAGGTCGTTCAGGCCGTGCGCCGCCCACCACCAGGCCGCCGACAGCGCAGCGAACTCCGGTTGCTCGAGCAGTTCCGGCTCTACCTCCAGCGGCTGGCCGAGGCCGGCGCCGGCGGCACGGTAATTCGCCCGGCCTGTGATCTGTAGCAGTCCGCGCCCGCGGTACCGCCAGCCGTCGCCGGACGCCTCGTCTCCGTTGCCATTGCGCGAGGCATAGGCATTGTTGGCGATGGCCCGGGGGTTGCGCGCCAGGCGTTGCGCCAAGGCGTTGGGCTGGCCGTCGGCATCGCGATACCGGCTCGGCCAGGTCGCCGCCAGGCCGCGCGCGCTGTAGTTGAGGTTCTCCACCAAGCGGGTCAACTGGCCGCTTTCATGGCCTACCTGGGCGAGGAACGCAGCCGCGCGAACCGGCGACGTGATACCGAAGCGCGTCATCCCGCGGTTCAGCGCACCAACAAAAACGCCGGCGCGAGGGCCGGCGTTGGGGAGGATATGCAGCAATTGCTGCTCAGTGATGGGCATATGTGCTCCAAAAACGATGAAGCCGGCTCCGTGGCTGGCCTATGTTTGTCGAAAATGTTTCAGAATCAGCGGTCACAAGACGTATAGAAGGTGGAGGTATCCAGCAAACCGAGTCGATGAAACTCTTCCAAAGAGAACATGGGATTCTTATGATGGCCGCTCATGGGCGCATAATGGTGTGTTCAGAGCGCCTTGATTGAATGAGGAACGACTGTGCGGACACCTTTTTTGATACTGATAGGACTAATGGTTATTGGAGTTATAGATTTCGTCGTTTTCCCAAATCAGCCAACATATGAAGCCTCTAGCAATCCGATCTTTGATTTCTGGTATTTGCCTCTACCGCTAATAGGGCTTGCGATTTTGATTTGGCTTTGTGAGCGAAAGAAATGATATCCCAATAAGATTTTATATTCTTTATATTAGGATCACTCGGAAAACGGGAAATCTGCGACGATGACAAAAAGCATAATTCAGAAAATTAAAGAATATTAGAGGCCCACTTATAAATGGTTACATTCTCCGAAAAATTAAAAAAAGTTTTTATACTAATAGCCGGACCTCTTGGGTGCTACGCTACTTATCATTATTTATTTATATTAAGATACCTTGACCACTCAAAGTACCCATTACTTACAGATATGTATGGGGGGATATCATTAATTGTAGACGTATCATGCGCGATAATTATAGCAATTATTAGTTCGCTGTTTCTTAGCAAGCAAAAGATGTTAGACAATTTCAAGCCAAGAGGGCCGCGCCTCTCAATATATATATTTATTTTAATAAATATAGGAATCTTAATATTATTATTGGCAAATACGTACAGGATAATTGGAAGCATCTCGCCAAATTACATAATAAAATACTATCAAACCTTGAGTTATAGCTCTACAAAGGGTGGCGCATGGATGGTTCTTTCCATGTACTGCGCCATTTTCATTCAGCTAATAAACATGTACGTCAGCGGAGTTAGTAAGACAAACATAGCATTCCTTCTTATAAGTCTTGTCATAGCATCACTAAGCGGCGGCAGAGGAATAATAATACTCTTCGCAATGACGTTTCTTATAATGATGATGTTTGAACGAGTAAAACTAACTGGATTTATCGCGGCATCTTTAATAACGGCAGCATCGATGGCATTATCTTATGTCATCGTAACAGATCTTAGAGCGCCAGATTCAAGCAAAATACTATTCTCAAAAACAAACAATGAAGAACTAAAAAATTCAGAAAAAGAATATACAATTAGCGAAAACAAAAACATACTTCAGGCGGACAGCCAAAAACAGAAAAGCTCTGGAGATGCAGAGCTTGAACAAATAACCCCATCCGTACCTGTATCCCCAACAGATAGCTTTGAAGACCTCAATTACAATGCAGCATTTATTACAGAGGACGTGCTTAGAGGTTTTTCAAGTGGAAAATTAACTGCAAAAATGTATTTTGCGGAGGATGCAGCCACAATATTTGTGCCAAGAAGCATACTGCCTGAAAAGCCAACATCAACGTCTGAAACGAGAGAAGTATACCCCGATGTTGCGTCCAGAGGAACAAACATAACATTCCCGCTAAAGGCTAATATAATAATGCACATGGGGTCTGGCGCTTTTTATTTGGACTGGCTAATAGTTGCAGCTTTCCAAATAATTATGATAATCGGAATTGCAAGGCGAAACATATCGCCTGATCTCCTAGGCTTTTCCATGATGTTCTGCGGCCTTGGTTTCATGTTAATAGCCAGAGGCGGCATATTTAATGCAAGAATCCTTGTGATTGCAGCATGCATTTTGCTTTCATACCTGGGATACATATCTGCAATCAAGATCCAGGAGAAGGTATATTACCTATTCAGAAAAAAATATTAATCTCAACATAAGTTATATAGCGCCAGCTTGACTGGCGCTATTCAAAATTAAAGAAGAATCCAAGAGGATCCATCGAAAATCGCTTCCTGAGTCGTTCCTTCTGTCATATTTATTAATCCACCAAAAGAAAGAGTACCTCCGGTCGCCGCACTAGTTCTATATGCTTTGACGACCTGCCCTTTAAGTGGATTGGATGGAAAATTTATCGACCTAACACCTGTAATTGGCGATCTATACAAAACTGTTGCGCGCTGGCACCTCGGTACAAACGAACTCTCGTCGCCTGGCAAAAGCGCAACCGGAGAAAGACACCCATCAATGTATACGCTATTACCACCAATGTCGATTAGTGGCTGGTATCCAGAACTCAAGAAAGAAAGGTGCAACTCAGAACTTGACACTGTACCTCCACCGAAATCAACTACAGAAACTTGCGTTGCTGCTGAACTGAAGGTGACAGAGTGGCGCAGTCTAATATTTTCAGTGGAAGAACTTATGCCGCCAGACATGGCTATCCCTCCGATGCTTAGCATAGAGTCAGAGTTAACAATTCTCCCTGTGATGTCAACATTACAACTCTTTGAGCCTTTTATATCGGTAACAAATACACTGCTATTGTACTGGTGCTTGATAAGCTCTGATTTATCCTTCGTGCAAAGGATGCTGACATTTATGTCTACTCCAACTGCGCGAACCAGCACAACAGACTGTTGGCAATTTATAGCTCGAATCTTTCCGGTTATGCCGGCAAATGCAAATTGGGATGGAGTTGAGGTGTATGCCGCGCCACCGAAGACAAATGCCCTATAGCAATCTTCAGCTGTAATGTCAATATCTATTCCTGAAAGAGGAATAGATGCAGCATCATTCAAAGCTACATCTGATCCAAATCCTACAGAGCAGTTTTTAGCATTGCCTCTGAACTTGATATTCCTAAATGCATTGGTGTTACCAGTTCCAGGCTGGATAGTGAACGCCTGTCCGCCATCAATAGACCCATCTGTCTTGTAAATTGCCGGAAGGTCTAAACAATTAAGCTCAAACGTTACATTCTCTGCTCCGAATACAAGGCTAACCCCGTTTGATCCGCTAGTGGCTCCAGGGTCAATTGTGGCAGTAACATTGGGAAACCCGGTAAAATGAGCGTTCTTTATCCCGCAGCATTGCAAAACATCAGCGCCATCGGTAGACGTAGTTCTCAGAGTCGTTGTCCGGCAGAAATCGATTCCGCCACCCTGATAGTCCTTCATTGGCTGACCAGCTACGCGCGGACCTGACCATGCCCAGTTTGCATCTCCGAAATCATAAACGCCTGGGCCATCTGGCCCCGGACCGTAAAAGGCTCTAATTCCCCTCGGATAACAGTACGCTTCAATGGCAAGGTCTTGAGCAGTGCAGAATCCAGACGACAGCGGCAATCCGTAAAATTGGGCATCTACGCGCCCATGTTCGTCCAGGTCACTATGCCAAGTCCCACCAGTAGCAGAAAACATCATTCCACCATCATCGGTAGAAGTCCCTGGAATCCAGGTCAAATACCGTTGCCCCTTACGATCACCATCCAGGTAGTTCTTTAGGAAAGCTCTGTCGCCAGAAAACCTTCCAGGGGTCAGTCGGAGTTCTGCGACAGAATTAATTATTAGTGGTTGTCTCCCAACCAACGCAGACCCTTTGTATGGGTCTGTAGCATTGGAAATGTCCTGACGTAGAGACTGGTCCGCCTGAGCAACAAGTAGATCCTGATCGGTGGCCCAGTTTCCGGTCAGATTGACGGGAAAATCTGCTGGGCGCTTGACGCTGTAGAGATTTCCGTCACGCTGGATCAGTTGGGTCGGGCGGTCCACTGTCAGCGGCGAGCCATCGACGTACACCAGAAATCCAGGTTCGAAGCCCTGGGCGGCCAGCCAGTCATTGACCTGTTGCTCCACACCGAACCATGTTTTTCTTGGCACACCGAATCGGTCATTCCACGCCACGTTAGTTCGGTCATTCATCGCCGCGTCGAAGTTCTCGGCGTTGTCGTAGAGGTCACGCGGATCTTTGGAGCCAAGCGGATTGCCGGTGGCATATGTAGTCATGCAAATTCTCCGGGCATGAAAAAGCCCGCTCTATGGCGGGCTCTGGGTTTTTGTGTGCGGTCAGTTGGGGGCGCTGGCGTTGTCGAAGGTGTAGACCCTGGGGTCGTAGTTCACCGCTCGGACGGACGCCGCGGTATTGCCTTTGGGGTCTATGGAACTGATCAGGGCCGGGTATGGATTTCCCAGCAGTAGGTGCGGCGGTTCGATTTCCCAGGAAACATCGGGGACGAAATCGATACTGGGAATGCTCAGCCGGTAGTCGTCGATCCGAGATGCCGGGTATCCGCCGGAAACCGTTCCGTCTGGGCGGCGCAGGTACAGCGCTGGAGAGCTCAGCAGCGACCAATCGAGCGGCTCGCTGGACTCGATCAGGACCGAGCTTCCCGAGATCACGAACGATTTCAGATATGCGCTCTGCGCCAGCCCAGGGCCTGGAACATCGCCGGCGAGGGCCACGTAATCCCAGAACTCGCTGTTCAGCGCATCGAGGCCGGTATCGAACGAATACTCGGTTCGCCGGTATCGCTGCGCCATCCGGCGGCGCATCCCGTAGCGCCAGGCGCGATCGCGGTTTGTGACACCGACAGCCGTGATTTTCTCGACCTTCCTGCCGACATCGCCGGGCAGGCGGCACTGGACGGTATCTTCGATCCATCCGTTGGCGTTGACGAAATCCACGTCAACACCGTCGTAGTCGTCCTCCGACGGAGCGCTGATGCTGATCCTCAGGGGTCCATCCATGTTCTGCGGCGAGTACATGTGCCCGAACGTTGTCCTGGGCTCGTCTCTGGCCGCTGAGATCACGCCGCGCTTGATGGTCTTCTCGGCATACCCGGCCGCAAGAACGTCGTCCATGATCTGCGCCACCGTGACCTTACCGTCCTCATAGATCATGTCGAACGTGTCGCCACGGGCCTTCCAGACGGCGTCCAGCCTATCCAACTCGGCCAAGTCTAGATCGTCGTCGGTGTAGCCTCGTTCCTTTGCGATGTAGCAGAGGAACGGGACGATGTCTCGCGTTGCGAGTTCAGGCGTCCATGCTCCGCCCTGGCGGGTTGGAAGCATGCGGGTAGCCTCTACCGAGATGCGGCTTTCTGTCTGCGCCGCGATACGGTCAGACGACCGATACCTGACGGCCATTGTTGTGACGCCGGCGTAGGACGACGGAGCCTGGAGGCGCGCGCGCATCCCGTACCACTGGGTGCGGTCTCGGTACTCGGATGTTGAGTTGCCGCCCTGGTTGACGAACACTTTTCTGATGCGAAACTCGGGCCGCATCATGTACGGCAGCGGGATGCCGTCCGTAAAACCCTGCTGGTCGAGAGAACTGCCAGCATGGTTCTTGCTGACCGTCGTCCATGCGCCGCCGATGGCCATGTCTCGCCACTGGATGTCGTAATAGGTGCTGATCTGGTAGATCTGCCCTTCCCTGCCTACACCGCAAAGCCCTTCCGGGCAAAATACATCGATCTCGACGAAGTTGGTCTTCTCCGACACAGGGCACGCCGGGAAGGGACCGCGCCAGCCCCCTTCCAGGCTGGTCGGATCGATGGTGACTCTGGACGTAGACGAGTTGAGAGCGGTGAATCCTGGCCAGTCAACATCGACGCCGCCCGCACTGGTCAGCCGCTCGACGGTGAGTTGCTGCGCGCTGTACGCCGTGATCCGATAGCGCAGGCCGCGCGGGCCGATTGCTGCATTGCCGGAGCCGGTCTGCAACGCATTGGCCGGCGAACCGTTGCTGTAGTTGAGCGTCATCGACGTCGAGGTGATGTCGTTCACCAGGTAAAGGCCGCCGTTGGTGCCGACCACCTCGATCTCATCGCCAACATCCAGCCCGAGCTGAGCGATATCCCCCGTCACGACGTCGCGATCCGTCCCGCCGCCATCATTCACCGAATAGGGATACATCGCCTCAACCCGCAGGATCGTCCCCGCAACCCAGTCAGAGGGGAACGAACCGGCTCCGGCAGAAATGATGATGTTCGTTCCGGAAAACGTGAACGTAGTTGCCGACGGGTTCGGGGTGAGATTGGAACTCTCGGTCAGGTCCAGGCCGGCATTACCAGTTGAGCTCGCACCAACTTCCTCAACCAGGTGCCACCAGACCGATGCCGGGTGCCCGCTGACGTTCTGCCCTGGTTCGAAAATCTGGAAAGAGGCATCAGCGCCCAGTGCCAGGAACGACGTATCACCGATTTTCGCTGCCCCTTCGGCGATCTGGAACCGACCACGGCCAATACACAGGAGCATTTCGGTCCACTGCTCACGCGGACCGGCGAAATACTTCCGGGGCGGCAGGATGTAGTCGGGATAAATCAGACGACGTCCAGCAACTTCGCGGATCGCATCGCCGAGCTTGACTTTGTTCCCGCGCGCGCTGGTTTCAGAGAGCGACGCGCCCTGCCCGGGGTTCGTCGGCATGCCGGGCAATTGAGGCATGAGCATCCGAAAAACCGATTGCGCCCCCTTGAAAAGGGCCGCAGTAATCGTGAACGGATCAGTCCCGCGCGGGAGCTTGTAGATCCTCACAATGTCGCCGCGGTCGATGATGCGCTCAGCCCACTCACCGGGATGGATGAACTCCTCATGGGCCTTTTTCTGCTTGTCGGTGAGGTCATCGCAGAGCGCAACCTCAGCGGGGACAACACCGATAGAGAAGGGGTGGACGTCGTGGCAGCGGTACCCAGGCGAATTCGCGGTCAGCCAGGAATGAATCGTCATCCTGCGGCCGATCGGATGCCGCTCCAGCGGTTCTCCGTCAAGGAGCGATGGGTAGATTTCGATCACGGTAGAAGACCACCTTGGAGTATTTATCGGAGAACTTCTGGAGCGGGGTGAGTGAAACCCCGCTTCCCGGGTTGATTTCGAGAACCCGGAGGCGTCCATCCACTTCGACCAGCAGACCTACGTGATCGAGCAGCCGCCCTCTGTAGGCCGCGGCGATGACCCCAGGCCCTGGCTCGCACTGCTCAAGCGCGCGATCGATCTCTCTTTCGCACGCCCGCTGCATTGATTTTGGGGTGAGCCGCGTGACACCGCCGAATTCGGCAAGCATCGGCAGCCCAAACAACTCAACCCGAGCGATGATCGTCAGGCCCCAGCAGTCAAGGCACGGGAGGGCCCGACCGCCCTCTGTATAGATGGCGGTGAGGTATCTGTTCGGCATGGGATCAGGGCCAGTATTTGAGGCCAGGGAATTCGCTGACGTTGTAGATGTGCCGCAGAGCGGCAGTGTTGATGAGGTCGTAGTAGCCGGCCTCCACCTGGACAGTGAGACCTTCGAAACTCGACGTCTTGACCCTCATCCGGTACGGACGCTCAGCAGGTGCTGTGAGATCGCTCTCCAGGTACATCCGCAGGATCAGGGTGACATACTCGCCCGCCTCCATGGCTTCGTTGATACGCTGCTGGGCGAATCCGGTCACGTTGTCGATTGCAAATCCAACGTTCTGGTTTCCGCTGTTGTCTCGCTTCGGAATCGATACGTCGATCGCACCGGCGATGAACGTCAGCAGCCGCCCGTCTTCGGTCATGCAGGTGATGTCGTCATAGCCCTGGCAGATGAGGATAGGCTCCGGCCACGCCGGGCATGACAACTCGATCGTGGCGAGCTGCAGGTCCTCACCGCCTGAGGCATAGAACCGCTCAAGAGCCGTCGCCATGTCGAGGCCACTCCCTGTTCATCGCGATGTCGAAGATGTCAGCGAGGAGGATGTACTCGGGCAGAATCTCGGCCCATCCAGGATCGATGATCGAGCGCTCTCGCATCACGACGGTCGCGTTGAAGCGCCAATGGTCGCGCCCGACGAGATAGCCACCGTCGTAGATCCCCTCGAAGTGCAGGTTGCACGGAACGATTCCCTCTTCCGTACGCAAATCGCACTCGAACCACTTGACGCCGTCTTTCAGGACGTCTCGGTACCACCCCTTGAACAGACGCGCCTGCTCAGCGGTGAACAGCCAGGAAACCTCCAGTGCGACCGGCACATTGCTGAAGTTCCGCCTGTAGCGTGCCCGACCGCTCTGGAGGGACGTCCTGGCCATAGGCTCTACCGTCTTGAAGCCGTAACCCTCCCTGAGCGGGAAGGGAAGGCCATCAGGCCATTTGATCATCGCCCTGCCCTCTTGAATCCATATGCGCCTTCGATTGCTTTCGGGTAAAGCCCCTGGCCGGACGAAACCTTGTTGGCAAAGTCCTGTTCGACCGCATCGAGAGTTACTCGCAGGTTGTTCCCGTCCATGGTGGCGGTGGCGGAAACCGGAGGACCGTTGTTGATGATCTGCAGGCTGATCTGCGGCGAGCCCTGCGCGGTGGCGTCGCCGTTGCTGATCACCTCGCCTCGCGTGTTCGGCAGCATGTACTGCCGGCCATTCGCAGCCTGGAATACCTCTGGCGCGCCGTTCTCGTTGATTCGGTACAGGCCATTTGCCTGGACGCCTCCGCCATATTGGCGTCCTCCGAAGAGGCCTAGCATCGCTGGGATTGCTGCTGCCATTGCAGCAAGGCCTGCCGTCGCAGCGCCGCCAAATGAGGCCACAGAGGCCGCAGCTGCAGCTGGGGCATATGCGCCAGCCAACGCCCCGGCCTGAGCAATGCCCTTGGCGGTTGCGGTCGCTTGCATGCTCTGCCCCATGATGAAGTTCTTCGCCTGTTCGATGCCGACCTTGACGAGGGCGCCCACGACCTGATTCAGCATGGCGCCGGCCAGTTGCCGCATGGCGTCAGCACCGTTGTTCGCCCCGGTTATCAGCCCAGTCAGAGCGTTCGTGCCGGCCTGCTGCACCTGATCCAGCGTTGCCATGATCATCTCGTTGCCGGCAGCCTGGCGGCGGAATCGCTCCTCCTCCAGTTGCTTCATCGTGGCATCGTGCTGTTGCTCTGCCTGCGCCTTGAGTTCCAGGTAGCGCTGGTCCTCGAGCAACTTGGCCTCGTTCAGCTTTTTCAGATTCTCCAGTTCGGTCTGGTAGCGCTGGTCTTCGCCGGCGATCGGGTCCATCTGCCCCAGCAACTGCTTGTTGGCTTCGACCTGTTGCGCTTCGTACAGAGCGGCGGCGAGCGCGCGGACCTGGGCGACCTGCTCCGGCGTGGCGTACTCGTTGAGTTGCAGCTCTGCCTGGGTCTGCATCAGGTCCTTGCCCTTCAGGCCGACAAGAGCGAGTTGCTGGCCTCGGCCAGCAATGGTGTCGATGTTTTCCTTCTGCGCCTGGGCGAGTTCCTGAGCGGCCTTCTTGGCTGCCTTCTGCGCCTCGGTGAGCTTCTTCGTGCCTGCCGTGGCAGCGGCCTCGGCGTTGACGGTACCGGTCTTCCCGCCCGATTTACCTGGCTGCGATGGAGTAGATAGCTTCGGTGCCTCTACCGGGGGCTTCTTCTCTTGGCTCTTGTAGAAGTTTTCAATCAACGCCTCAGTTGCCCGAATGTCGGCCTTGAGCTTGTTGATCGGGTCCTCGTTTTCGACCTTTAGGCCAAGCGCCCTTAGGTTGTCCCGAGCCTTCTCCAGCTTCGCAAGCTCTTCCCGTTGATCGGCTAGCGACTCATTGAGTCGAACAATGTCATCAGACGCAGCCATCCCGCCGCTAAGCTGGTAGGCCAGTTCTTCAGAAGCCCACTGAACTATCCGGACGGTTTCCTTCGCCCCGTCAATGATCTTGTTCAGCGCACCAACCACGCCAGCAGCCAGGTCCTGCGCAGCCTTGATGGTTTCGGGATCCTGTAGTATCTCGGCCAGCTTCGCGATGTTGCTGGTCAGAACCTGGCTGGCGCCGCTCGACTCGTTCACCTTGCCGATGAACACCGTCATGCTGTTGCGCAGCTTGGTAAACGAGTCTGCGACCGATGTTTCCATCTCATCGGCCAATGCCTTGTTCTCGTCCCGGGTGCGGCGCAGCCCTTCGTTCAGTGCCTCGACAGACAGCTTCCCGCTGGCGCCCAACTGCCGGATTTCAGCCTGGGTCCGGCCGGTAGCCTCGGCGATGCCTTCGACGATCGACGGAGTCGCGGCCATTATCGAGGCCCAGCCATCAGCCTCGACCTTGTTCTTCATCAACGCCTTGGACCACGCATCCATGGCGGTGGTGGCCTGGTCGGCGCGCGCGGCGTCGCGAACCAGCGCGTAGGAGAACGAGTCAGTGATGTCCAGAACGTCGGACGTGGTGTAGCCGAGATCCCGGAGCGTGTCAGCCGTAGCCAGGTAGACCTCTTGAGCCTCGCTCAGCGCCCGGAAGGTGCCGTTGGCGGTCTGCAACAGGCGCTCCTGCACCATGGCGTACTCTTCGGCGCTGCTGGTGGCGTTCCGAATGCGCGAGGCCATCTGGCCGTACTGGTCGGAAAGCTCGATGACCGACTGGAGCGTCCGGAGCGAAAGGTAAGCGGCAACGACCCGGGTCAGCCCGCTGTATGCCGAGGTTTGGGCGCCGATCTGCTGGTTGGCCTGCCGCACAGCCCCAGCCACCCTGGTCATGCGGGTCTGCAACTTCCCAGCAGTCGCATCGGTCCGCTGCATGGAACCCTGCATGCTGTCCAGCGAGCGATCGGCGGCATTCGCACCGTTGACGAGGCTGGAGGTATCCGCCTCGACGGTGTAGTAGATGCTGCCGACATTCTCAGCCATCAGGGTGCTCCTTTCGCCCGCGCCTTGCGCTTGGCCTCGATCTTGTCGAACCACTCCATCGTCGCGTCATGCTCTGCCGCGGTCGGGGCTCTGGCGCCCGGAGCGTTCGATTCGGTTGGGGGGTATTTCGCGCGCAAAGCGCCGATCAGGCCGGTCATGGTCATGGACCAGGCTTCGCGCTCGCTCAGCCCCAGGTGCGCTATCGCCGTAGCGACGTACTCCCGCGCAACGAATTCCCCCGAGTAGTTAGGCTCTTCGTCGTGGCGCCGGGGGAGCGGCGGAAGCGCCCCAGTGACGCCGTGCTTCAGCAGGCAGCGCGCGAGAGGCACAAGGTGCTCGACGTCCGCAGTTCCTGGCCGGTAGACCAGATTCTGGTCGTAGTAGCCAAACACGTCGGACAGATCCTGCTCACTACAGGCCACCACCACGGCCAGGGCGTCGGCGAACTGGTCCGCCTGGTGCTTCTCGGTGATCGGGTCGCTCATGACTCGCGCGAAGACGTCGACAATCTCGGCCGGCGTACCGAGCTGGGTCATGGCGTACAGGGACGGCCGCAGGAGAAAGCACTCCCCCGAGGCCGTGTGTACGCCTATCTCACCGATCTCGGTGAGGATCACGGTGCAGTGATGGTTACCGGAACGGTCACGCTGACCGAGGGACGTGCCGCGCTGGTGATTTTCACCGTGGTGGTGCCCACATCAACGCCGGTAACCAGGCCGCTCGAGTTCACGGTGGCAATGGCCGGCGCCGCGCTTTCGTAGACCAGGCCAGGAGCCGCGCCAGTCGGAGATACAGCGGCGGTCAGTTGCTGGGTGGCGCCTTCAGCGATCGAGACGGAGGCCGGCGAGACGGTAATCCCCTGCACCAGCGGGATGACCGTGACGGTTGCGGTATCGGTAACACCAGGGGCGACGCTGGAGGCAGCGGTGATCGTGGCGGTGCCGGCCGACAGCGCGCTGACCTCGCCGGTAACCGCGTTCACTGCGGCCACGGTCGGAGCGGTCGAGGTCCAGCGCAGGCCTTGCGGAGCGCCAACAGGCAGCACGACGCCTTCGAAGTTGAAGCCCTCGCCAACGGTAAGCGAGAGGGTCTCCGGCACGACCTGAATGCTGGTGGGGTCCGGCGCATCCGCATCGGGGGTATCCTCGACGATCAGGCCGAAGTCGGAAGCGGTCGCCGAAGCCTCGAAGCTGTAGGTGGTGACATCGTCGTACGGCGCGGAACGACTGAGGTTGCTGATGAGCATGAATGCGGTGAAGGTCAGGTCCGGGAAGGTCATGCGCATCCAGACAACAGGCTGTCCGCCGGTCGAGTCCGGCTTCACGACATGCTTCGTCAGGTCGATCAGGTTCTGCGCGCCAGCGCCGGAGGCCTTTACGGTACCGTCACCTGAAATGGTCAGCGTCTGGAAGCTGGCCAGGTTCTCCCGCAGTGCGCCAACCGAGTCGGAATCAGTCGCGTCGATGGTGTCCCACTCGACGGTGAATTCCTTCGTGCGGAGCGACCCGAAACGGCGCCAGTCATTCTCCGCCGGCAGCGCATCGCCGCACCCGATGTAATACTCGAGCACGACGTCGCGGCCCGGAAATTTGAGCTTCTTGTAAGCCATGTCTGGCCTCCTGATTAGTAGAGAACTTCAAGGTCCAGGCTGTACCAGGCCCGGTTTTCGGTGGTGTATCCGGGCCCGATCGGCTCTCCGATTGCCCGAACAGTTGCGGCGCCACAGGGGACGCTGTCGCCGAGCGCTGCCTGCGCCAGGGTCTCGATTGAGTTGCCGACGTCGACAACGTGTTTCCGGACGCCCTTCGGGCCGAGGAGGATCACCTTGAACCGCAGGCGACGGACGTCGACCTGAGTCGCGGGACCGCCGGTTTGCTGGATCGCTGCGATGAATGCCGAGTCGAGCGACGGGTGGTCGACCCACATCCCACGGCTGTACTGATAGCCCTCGCCCAGGATCGAAGTCAGCCAGTCCTGGAAGGCGTCGTAGGGGGTCATACGCGGTATGTCCTGCGGAGGATGGCCGGGATGGCTGGAATGATCTGGTCAAAGCCCTTCGTGAGAAATTCAGGCTCCGCATTCTTGTCCCAGTAGTTTCCCCGGCTAGGGTCGTTCTCGTCCCGTGGCTGGCCGGCAAGAGTGCCTGGTGCTTCGTGGACTGCTGCTGCGTAGGCAGCGGTGTAACCGACGCTACCCTCTACCCCGTTTGGGCCAACAGTGATCTGGGGGGCCGTTTGGCTGTTGACCAGAGTCGATGTGTCGATCGGTGTCATGGTCTGCGCCATTGTCGCTCCCTGGCTCAGCACCTCATAAACTGCGCGCTCGGAAACACCGCCGGCGATGTTTTCGACAGCCACACGAAGATTCCGCCGGACGCGGTCGATTCCTTGGATTGCCATGTCAGGTCACCAGTAAAAAGTCCGGCTGCTCGCCGAAGAAGGACATGTCCCAGTTCGTCACCGAGCGAATCTCTTCCCAGCCGTTGGAGCCGTCGAACTGGATCAGGTCCAGGTACTTCGGCCGGCGGTCCTCGGTGAATATCTGGTGCCGCGATACGAACTCGGCACCTCGCGCCCCAGACTGACCACCCTCGTCCCGCATCTGCTCGCTCTTGGCGGTCCAAGTGCAAGCGATCTCGTACTCGGGACCGTAAACAGCCTCCTGGGTCGAAAGGTCGAAGTGCAGGAATGGCCGAACCGTCGCCGTGTTGGTGTAGCTCCAATTCGCTGTCGTGCTCATGAGTCACCACACATGCAGCCACCGCGCGCGATCCAAAGACCGCCATGGGCGGTCTGGGTTGGGTTCGGAGGAATCAGCCCCGTCGCACATCCGTACTTGTCCAGGGCGTTCAGCAGGGCCAACTGCGCCTTCCAGCGATCAGCAAAGGCCTGGTAGCGAAACGATCGAGAAGCGCCGGATGGTGCCGTCTGGCTGCTGATGTACTTGTCGGCCTGGGCCAAGGCGAATAGCGCCAGCAGGTAGGCCTGAATCAGCAGTGCGGTCGATGCCGGGTAATGTGCATCCAGGCAGTCCTGGATCTGCTGCAATTGCTCGATCCACGCCGCAAGGATGAAATCGGGCACGTTGTCGATGCCCTGGCTCTGCAGGTACTGCCGGGCCTGTTCAACTGTGATCATCACCACATCCCTCCAGTTGCTCGACCTGCAGGTTGCACAGACGGAGGAGGTGTCGTTGAAGAATCCGAAGCGTCATACCTTGGGCGTCTTGCGCAGCATCCACGGTGTTCCGGATAGCATCGCAGAGCCTGAAGTCATCGCTAGCCCCGAACGAGGCCGGGAACCCCATAGGAGCGGGCGGAGCCTTCGGAATCGCCGGGATGTCCGAGTCGGTCTGATTGCCAAACATTTCATTCTCCAGAAGAAGGGACCCCATCGCTGAGGCCAGAAACGACGAGGCCGCCCGCAGGCGGCCTCTCGTCACGCACCGGTCACTTGGCCGGGAACAGCTTCGCCAGTTCGCCCTCCGGCAGCAGGGCGGCAAGCGCTTCCTCTCCCTGGCGGCCATCGAACTCGATCTTCAGTTCCTTCAGGCGCGCTTTGATCAGCTCGCGGCGCTCGCTGCCGTCCGGGATCGCTGGCGTCAGGGTACCGGCCTGGGCCTTGGCCTGCTCCCGGATATTCGCTGCTTCCGCGTTGGCTGCGGCGATGATGCCTTCGGCCTGGGCCTTGGCGTCAACGATCATGGCGTCGACGGATGCCTGCGCTTCGGCGAGAGCTTGCCTGGTCGCTTCGTCGACCTGGAACGAAACGTCCAAGGTCAGGCTTCCGTTCTTGAGTGCGCCAATCTCGCGCACGTTCGGCAGGAGCGCCGAAGCCAGAGAGTCGAGTTCCAGCACCTGGCCCTTGGAAACGCCGTTCCAGGGTTTGATCACCTCATACTTGGGCATGTCGCTCTCCTTACGCCAGGTTGGCGCCGTAGATCACGCCGGACAGACCTTCGTCGTCCTTCTTCACCTGGATGCCCATGGCGCTCATGATCTGGAAGTTGTAGTTGACCTGCGGCAGCGGGCGCGGCAGTGGGATAACACCGGTAGCCATGCCGACCAGCGGGGTGACCACGTCGCGGCGGCGCTGATAGCCCAGGAACTCGTTGCCCGACAGGGCGAAGGTCTGGCGAACCGCGCGCGCCGGGATGAACGGGGTGATCAACTGCAAAACAGTGCCGCCGCTCAGGATCGTGCTACCACCGATTGCTACGGTTGCCGGGCGGTTCATGTTGCCCCAGATTTCCGGGGACACCCACAGCACATCATAGGCATCTACCTTGTTGTTGCGGGCAGCCTGGCCGAAAGCGCCGGTGGTGAAGAACGCAGCCAGTTGCTCCTGGGTGGCGGTGGTCAGGTCGATGTTCGCGCCGCCGGCGCCGGAGCCCAGGTTGACCTTGATGGTGTTGCGGTGATTGCGCAGACCCTGAGCCGGGTAGTTCTCGACCTGGATGTTGGTGGCGCCGTCCAGGGTGTAGGCAACGATCCGCTTGTTGAACTTGCGGAGCTTCGCAGCCTGCGAGTCCAGAACCAGGTCGATGCCGACGGTGTTCATGCCGGCGGCATGGCGCCAGTTGACACCGTAGCCGGCGGTGAACACCGGAATGGGGTCGCCATCAGAGTTGTACTCGGTGTGATCGAAGGAGTACGGGGCCTGACCGTCGATGCTCACCGACACGTCATCGGCGATGTCGCCGACCACGTTGTAGAGCTTGGCACTCTTGCCGATCGGCAGAACGGTCTGCACCTGCAGGAGGTCGTTGACGATCTCCATGCCGGTCTCCTGGTTGCGGTACTGGATGATCTGGGCGTCGATCTCTGCCCAGAACTCACGACCCAGGCCGGCCAGCGCATTGCAGGCCAGCATTCCCGGGGTCATGGCGCCGCGGTGCTCGGCGAGCATAGCGGCGTTCTGGTTGTTCCAGATGCTGCGGTTGGCCTGCAACTCCTGGTAGTGGCCCATCAGGCGAGGATGGGCGGCGATTGCTTGCTGGGTGAGGAACATGTGTCCGTACTCCTATTAGGGCGCCGGGGCGGCGACACTGCCGACACGGAAGCGGATGCGGATGAAGTCGGTTTCGCCGGAGGCGATGACTGCATCGTCCTGGCTGTACCCGAGGACCGTGTCGGTATCGCTCGACGCGATGGCACCCTGGCCGCTGGTGCCGAGCTTGATCGGCGTGTCCTTCTTGTAGGTGCCGGCCGGGCACAGCACGGCGAGCTCGCGACCCTCTTCGACGTAATTGCCCACGGCCGAATGGCCGGCGGGAACCGCATCGCGGATGTTGAGTCCTTCGTGGTGAGCGCAGTCGATGACGTAGAGGCGGCCAACGCTGGCGCTTGCCTGGGCGAACAGGTCGCTGCCATTGATCACGGCGAACGTGCCGGGCAGGAGTGCCGCGGCGGTCTTGCGGGTTTCGGTCTTGAACAGCGACTTGCCGTCGATGTTCACTCGACGATAGCGAGACATGGCTTACTCCTTCGGCAGGTTGGCGATATCGGCGGTGAGGCCGCCTTTGTCGGTGGCAGCATTGGCGCCCAGCGGAGCGGACTCGCCGCACTGCTTGAACATTTCCTTGAGCGCGTCGCCGGCCAGGCTGTTGGCGATGACCTCGCCGAACTTGGCCTTGACCGCTTCGCGCATGCTGTCTTCCTCGGCGCGCTGATTGGCGGTCAGCGTGTCGGCCAGGGCCTTGTGGTTGGCGACCAGGCCGTCGACCTTGTCGGCCAGGGGCTTGATGATGGTGTCCGCCAGTTCCTTGATGGCGCTGGAGGTGTTGGTGCCGATTTCCTTCACGATTTCGGCCTTTTCTTCGGGGGTCAGGGGCATGTCGCCCTCCTTCTCAGGTTGATCAGGCCGAGCCTGACGATGGGTGAAAATGTTCTTGATGCTGTTGGCCACCATGGCGACCCAGGACTCTTGCCGGACAACGGGCTGGCCGGACTCGTCGAAGACGATCTTCCCTGCCTCGACCTTGTAGCCGTACACCTCGGTCACACCGCCGTTGAGGCTGATCACGGCCTGGGAATCGGTGAAGTCGGCAACCCATGCGTACTGGTCGGGGCCAGGGGCGAAACGCTCCTTTGCGGCGCGATCGAGACGCTGCTCCCGCTCCCGATAGGACTCGCCAACCAGAGCGCCGGAATTCGGCTGAAGCGGGACAGCCTGGTCGGCGTTTACCATCAGGCCGACGCCCTGCTCAGGAGTGGCCGCCCCTACTTCGTGCAGCAGGATCGCGTCGTGGTCCATGCTCTGGATGTCGGCGACCCACTCCGCGCCCTGGGCACGCTGGCTTTCGTCCGGCTCGATGCGATTGAGGAATGCGGCAACGCTGGTATGGATCGGGGGGACGTCCTCCCCCTTCTCCAGCGCTTCGACGCGCTGCAACAGTTCACGGCCGCCCTCCGTGGACTTGGCGAACTCGACGTCGACCCACTTCTCCATGTAGACCCGGTTGCCTGACTTCTTCACGTTGCGGTTCCAGGCGCCGACGTGGGCGGCGTTGATCCCTTCGGGCGAGAACGCAGACACGAACTTCCCGTCGACCATCGGGTGCCCGAGCGGCGCCAGCGTTCCCTCCAGGCCTGGGTAGTGCTTGTCGATCTGCTCGGCGGTGTAGAGACCACCGTTCATGATCACGCCAGCCGGCAGGGTGTAGCTCGGCAGAACCAGATGTTCGCGCCCGTTGTGCGTCTCACGCCGAATGCTGGCGCTATTGACCTGGGTGGTGATGTTGACCTGCATGGGCATGGCTCAATCCTCTTTCGCCCAGGGCCCGCGCCCTTTGGCTTTCATGACTTGGTAGTTGCGGCGCGCGCGCTCGACGATGGCCGGGACCACCGGGTTCCCTTCGTCATCGACCAGTACCTCGACCTGGCTGCACTTGCAGTTGATCGAGTTTCCGTCTCGGCTGTACCAGTCCCTCACCTCGTCCGAGGTGTAGAGCCTGGCGTGCCTGGCCGCATGGGTTGCCCTGGTGCTGGGGGACAGGGCCGACATATGCATCAGCTTCGACTGAACGCCGTAGTCGGCCTCAGCAGCGTCTTTTTCGTCCCAGCGAGCCCTTCGGAGAGCGGTTGTGACTTCGGTGCGTGCGATGCGATAGCCGCGACGCGCCTCGATGCCGGTCTGGGCGGTCAGGTCCCGTGCGATTTCGCGGGGATTCTTCCCGCGCCCCATGCCCTCGGCGAGAATGCGCGCCATGTCGGCCTTGACTTGGCCGGACAAGCCCTTCATCTCCTCGAACTCCCGGGCGCGAAGCAGTGCCATCCGCGCGCGGTAGGCGTCGGATCGAAGCAGGACATCCAGCGATTCCCGGCCGGCGCGGTATGCAGGCGATTGCTGCGCCAGGTTGGCATGCGTCTGTGCGGTACCGCGGATGTAGGCAACCCCGACATAGGATTCGAAGAACCAGAGGTCGCGCTCCCCGCCCTCCTGCAGTATCTCGTCGACCATCAGGTTGGTGTCGGCGAAGATCGCGGAAAGAAGGGCCTGGTCGAGACGGTAGGTGTACTGCTCATTCACCACCGGCTGGGCCGGGATTCGGTCCAAGGCAGCGACATAGCCATCCCGGATTTTCCGCATGCGCCTGTCGAACTCGCGCATTGCGCCCCTTTCCAGTCGATCTACCCCGGTCGGGTCACTGCTGCTCGCCGGTAGGATCGGTGCGCGCGGCATCTTCATCCTCCGGTTCGGTATCAGGCAGCGGGTCACCGCCCACGAGCGGGTCGTAGCCAGCCTCTTCGCGGATCTCCTCCGCGGTGAATACCGGCTCGCCAGTGCCGATTGCGGCGCTGTTGATCTCGCTCATGGTCTTGGAGTTGGCCAGGCGCTCGGCCTTGGTCGGCACGGTGAGGTCATCCCAGATCGCGGTGAACTCAGCCTTCAGCGGAACCACGCCGATGCGCATCAGGTGCGCGAACAAGTCGTTGATCTCGAACGTCAGTTCTTGCACCCGGCGCGCCTGGCATCTGGCGTTGTGGTACTTCTGGTCCTCACTGCTCGCCCGCTCGCCGGTCTGCATGCCCACCAGAATCTTGGTCGGGATGTCGACGCCGGCGGCGGCGGTCTGCAGGTTGACGTTGTACGTGGGGCTGGGGTCCGAAACAGCGGACACCATCTGCGTGACGGTCGCCCCCTGAGTCGGGAGCAGGACATCGACGCCGAGGTTGAGCTGGCGCGCTGCCTCGTTGAAGCGCTCGTTGAGCGCATCGAGCGTCACGCCGTAGGTGCTGGCGATCTCGCCGAGGTTAATCTCCTTGTCGAAGTTCAGCAGGAGCTGACGTGCAGCGTTCTTCAGGAACGATTCGCCACTGCCTCCCTCGACCTTCTCCAGGCTGATGAAGGAGTTGTAGGCAGGCTCCAGGAAGCCGATTGCATCGCCGGTCCAGTCGCCGAGGATAAACACCCGATCCGGATGGATATCCCGCACCAGGCCAGGGCGGCCGGCTTGGGAAGCCTCGGTGTATTCCCACATGGTGGGCTGCCCGTAGGTCTCGCTATCCGGCTTTTCGTCGAACGACTTCGGCTTAAGGCACCCAGCCCAGGCCGGGGTGACCTTCGCCAGGCCATTGACCTTGCCCGAAACAGGTCTATCCCAGGGCTGGCTGTCCCTTATGTGGAGGAGCAGCCCGGAATACCGACCCACCAAGCGGCGCCTGTCGGCTTCGGAGACAGCCCGCCAGAACCTGCCGCCTGCGATCAGCGGCTTGTTCTTCCTCTCCCACTCGGTCTCGTCCTTGGAGCGGTCCTGATCGTCGCCCTCTATGACCTGCGGATTTGTCTTCCAGCACGTGGTGACGATCTTCTCGACCGCGCCATGGGCGATGCCGCCCCGCCGGTACATGGTGTACAGGTCGTTGAACGTGATTTCCTGGGGAAAACCGTACTCGCACCATGCCTGCGGCCGCTTGGCGTCATGGCCGATGCCCTGGTTCAGCAGGCTCATTCGCGCACGCGCGATAGCACTGCTCATCGCGTGATTGACCGCGAGGTCGAGTTTGTCAGTCATGATCAGTCCGATTTCAGGATGAGGCCTGGCTTGTCCGTCTCGCGGACCAGTTCGACAGAAGAGAGGTTGGGGTCGCGCCATACCATCGTCCCTTCAGCGCCAGCGTTCTCTACCGCCACGGTGCGGGCGCAGGACGTGCAGCGAGCACGGACCACCATGGAGCGGCTGGTTGCGCGTTCCTTGAGGATGAAGATGGCCATCAGCGGGCTCCGGGAAGAAGGATGCCAAGCGGCGCGGCTCCGCCCAGTTCGGTCAAGGCGTAGACCATGGCATCCAGCCGGTCCGGCGACTTCTTCGCCGTCGCGGGGATGTACTCCATGAGCTGGTTCTCCAGCAGATACAGCGCGCCTTGGTGAGCCACCCTGCCTTGCTCGTACAGGGCGGATATCGGCTCAGCACGGGCGAACTTTCCCTTGTTGGCATGGATTCGGATGATTCGCCCCTTGAAACCCGCGTTCTTCAGGGTCTCTTCCGCCATGTCGCCGCCTTGGTTCGTCTCAATAACGATCGCGTCGGCCTGGTGCTGCTCGTATGCAGCCATAGCCTTTTTCGCCCAACCGGCTGGTGAGTATTTCCCACTGTAATCGCCATCGACCGAGAACTGGCGGGAGTCACCAGCACCGTAGGAACTCGCGGCCACGATCCCAGTTTCGTCGCTCTCGTCGCTGTTGGTGGCCTGAGGATCGATGGCCACCACGCACCGCTTGCGGTCGGCCCTGATCTGCAATTGATGCGCCGCATTGATCAGTTGCTCGGTCCACAACGCCCCCTCGGCGTTGAACCGCCGAGGTTTCTGCATGTACTGGGCTTCTGCGGTGCGTCGATGCGAGAAAAGCGCTGTGCGGTGGCTCTCGTTGTGCTTGAAGGGCCATAGCCAGCCATCCGGAAGACCATGCTCGATCGGGATTCCGTGAGTGTTTTCCGCTGGGTACGGCTCGCTGTTGTCGATGATCACTGGCAGGTTGAGGTGATGCCACATCTCCCCTGACCCGCCTCGCAGAAGGTAGCCGCTCAGGTCGTGGTAATGGATCCTCTGCATGATGACGATCATCGGCGTCGTTTCCAGCGCCAGGCGGGACTTGATCGTCTCGTTGAATCGGCTATTTACGCCGTCACGAACAGTCTCGCTGTATGCATCGTCCGGTTTTACCGGATCGTCGATGATCAGCGCGCCCTGCCATCCAGGCTCCATGTGGCCGGCGCGAAACCCTGTCACCTGGCCGGCGGCGGACGATGCATAAACCCCGCCGCCATGCTCAGTCCACCACATGGCCTTGCTGTCGGCGTCATCTCGCAGCGACATAGGCCACATGGCCTGATACGCCGAGGACTTCACCATACCGCGCGCCGTACTGGAGTTCAGTAGGGCCAGATTGTGCGAGTAGGACAGGTGCATGAACCTGGCGCGGTTGTTCAGCGCCAATCCCCGACCGATCATGTTGATCGTCGCCAGCTCGGTCTTTGTGTATCCAGGAGGCACGTTGATGATCAGGCGCTGGATTTCACCATCCACCACCCTGTCCAGCGTCTCCTGGATCACCCGGTGATGCGGCGCGACGATCATCTTCGAACCCATGCGCTGCTTGAAGAAGTAGCGCGCGAAGTAAAGGCCGTCCGCCTCGCACTCTACCTTTCGAGCGAGGGTAATGGGGTCAGCAATCATCTTCCGCGAGCATCTCTCGGCGAGCCTGCATGTAGTCCTCCTTGGTCAATGTGGCAACTGCCAGAGGACCACCATCAGGACCGGACACTTCATGCTTCGTCGCAGACTCCCATCCCTGCATCTTTGCCAATTGCTGGATGGCCTGCAAAGGGCTATGGGTCTTGATCCGAATGCCATCCTTCGTAGCAGCCAGTTCAGAGATTGCGGCCATCTTCTGCGGGTCTTGCAGGACTGAGTCCTTGATCTTCCATGCCGCCTGGATTACCGGCTGTCCATCTTGTTCGCCTATCTCATAGCTGCCGAACTCGACCAGGTCAGCCAGATCGGTGCGGGCGAATCTGGAAAGACGCTCCAGGGCCTCCTGACGGGTCATCACCGCATCGGTAACGGCGCTGGCATTCAGTTCTGCCATTCTTGCGGCAATCTTGGGGTTATCGATCAACTCTTTTGCCGTACGATTTACGGTCTCAGGCTTCATGTTCTTGGCGTCGTAGCTGAGCCTGTACGCCTCACTGGCATTCCCCGTCTTCAGGTATGCCAGGCAAAAGGCTTCCTGTTTGGGTGTCAGCGCCATGAGAGGTCTCCACCGAATATCTGCCGGCGCCGGGACCAGGCGTAAAGTACGAGCCCAGCATGGAGAATCACCGAAAATGGATTAACCGGTGCGCCCTTCATGATTCCGTACAGGATTCCGAATGCACCACCAGCCACCAGGTAGAAGGAGATACCCAATAGCGGCTGCCCAGACAACTGGACTGTGCGCAGGAACTCCAGCGCAGCCACAACGACAAGCACACACAGCAGCGCATCCAGCGCCGCCAGAATCGACATGATCATGATCAGGTTCCTCTCGTAGGAAGGAACCGCTCTGTGATTGCCGTTACTGCCGCCTTCAGGCCGGGGATGATATTCATCGCCAGCAAACCAATGGTGAATGCGACACCACTCAGAAATGCGTCATCGAGTGGAATCTCGTACTCACGCGAAAGCCATGCGGCAACCGGAGCAGTCCAATAGGTTGAGCACCCGAATCCGGTTGCTACAGCGAGCGCGGCTTGCCAGCGGTTCAGTCCGCTCAGGAATCCAAGGGACAGAATCGACCCCCAGAACCCGGCAATAGCGACGCTGTACTTGGCGAAGAGACCTCCGCCAACGGTCGTCATCGGGTCCATTTGCTTACTCCAGATGCAGAAAAGCCCAGGTCATTGCCTGGGCCTTGTAGTGTGGTGCCGGCAGCAGGAGTCGAACCCGCAACCCTCTGATTACAAATCAGCAGCGCTCCCTGTTGCGCCATACCGGCTTATTGGCTGACGCTGATGGGATCGAACCATCGACCAGTCGGGTAACAGCCGACCGCTCTACCTCTGAGCTACACGTCATTGAATCGAGTTTGGAGCGGCTCGCGGGACTTGAACCCGCAACATCTGACTCGGAAGGACAGCGCTCTGCCAGTTGAGCTAGAGCCGCGGAATAGGTGCCGGACTAGCCGGCGTCACGCCCGCAGAGCAAGGAGCCGCGGCTTTCGCCTTGATCACCAGTGGTGACCCTTGCTTTCTTCTGCCGCATGCGTGATTTGGAGTGACCGGCGCTGATCTCCGGCATGACTGGCCCTGCTGTCACCCCCACTTAAGGCGGTGTCGGATAGCATCGTATCCAGTCGGGTATTCCTTGCTGCGCATCAGCCTGCGCATTCACTCCGTGCCGGGCTTCCACCGGCTCCCACTTCACTTTAACGCCTGCGTGTCCAAGGCGATCCCGGAGTATTAGGTCGCGGTAGGGCCGGGTCCCACCTTTGACCATCCTCGGCCGCGTAGTCGCAACCCAGAAGGATTCAGATCAGAACTACTACCGCTCCAACCAGGAGCAGCAGGACCAGCGCGCCACCGCCGATACCCTTGAGCAGCCAAACATCTTTCGATTCAGCAGACATTGCAGAACTCCGCGTCGGGCTGGGAACGGGAAGGTCCGCTGATATGGCTGGGCCTTCGTGTTGGTAGCAAGGGCTGGATTCGAACCAGCGTTCTCCGGGTTATGGGCCCGGCGAGATAACCACTTCTCCACCCTGCGTCGAAACAAAAAGCCCCGGCAGATGCCAGGGCCTCAAAGCCGCCAATCCTCAAACGCGCAAGATCAGCAGGATGGGAAAAGTTTGTTGCATTGTTGCGCTACTGTCAAGCCACATCTGCAATCAAAATGCCTTCTCTTCGCAGAATATTCTCAGAATCATTAAGTGCCTCGTTGATCATTTCATCCAAGGTTCGCTCGACACCTTTCTTCCACCTCCAGTAGGTAGTCCTGTTCAACCCCTGGGAATCCCAAGAGTTGATGTCATAGAACTGCTGAGGCAGGACGATCATGTCGCTGGAACGTTTCCCCTCGACTCCCTTCAACTGCGGGATCGCCCAGGCAGTTACGGCCTTCATCACGAATAATTGAGGCGCGTGGCTTGCAATAACTGGCACCAGCGCACTGATGGCCTCGACCTTCTTGGCCTTGTGAGTGCTGTACTTCGCCACAAGCGCGTTCCAGTGCCGCGGCTTGAGCTGGCTGTGCAGCCGGGCGTGCACCCAGCAATCAGCGTCTATGCGCTTGATGCCTGAAGTGTTCGAGCCCCTGATCAGCCCAGCTGAACCCTCGCTCTCTGCATACCCTGGCTGGTAGAGCTTCTGCCAGGCTTGCTTTGCAGTGTTGTCGATGGTTTCCGCCGCCAAGGCAGAGACGACTGCCGACCGAATGCTGGTGTAGATCATGCTTCCCCCTTAATCAGCCCATATTCACGAAGGATTGCCCACTGCTGGGCGATGTATTCCGCCAGCGTCATGCAGGTTTCGCCTCCTTTCGGAAAGCGGTGGCGACGATCAGGAATTGCACCATGAAGGCAGATGCGCCGAGCATGGGATGCCCACTGAAGATCAGCGCGTAGACGTAGAAAATTGAGGGAAGGAGCTGAATCCAGAAGGTCCGGCGGATGCGCGCACTGACCTCGTCCTTGACCATGCCGAGGAGCATCCCGATCCAGGCAAGAGCGTTCATGATGACGCAGACGTAGAAGGCGAACTGCGATAGCTGGCCGATGCCGGACAGCAGGGAAAGGCTCAGCGTCATGCTGATGATGATCGAGATGGTGGTTTTCATCAGGCAGTCCTCTTTTTCAGTTCGCGCAGCTTGGCGCGGT